GAACTTTTGAATAAGTTTGCTAGTTTTGTGGCTGGCTTGTTCGGATTTAAATTACCAACCATTGATTATAGCGGCTTAGAAAAAGGCTCTGGTGCTATGGATGATATGGCAGACAGTGCTAAGAACGCAGGCTCATCAGTGGGTGGAGCAACCAAGAAAGTAAAAGACCTAAAGAAAGAACTACAGACATTAGGATTCGATGAACTGAATATCCTCAACAATCCGAAGAACGATTCCGATAGTGGAGGCTCTGGTGGTGGAGGAGGATCCGGTGGAGTCGGTGGTGGTGGTATCGGTGATATCGATTTGCCACAATATGATTTCTTAAAAGGCTTAAAGAAAGATACGGACGAAATAGAAAAGAGATTAAAGGAACTATTTAAGCCCGTTACTGATAGTTGGAACAAGTATGGCAAAGGTGTCATGGACAGCTTTAAGTTTGCTTTAAATGAATTGTCTGAACTCACAAAGAGTATCGGCAGATCATTTGGAGAGGTATGGCAGAACGGCACAGGCAAGAAGACGGTAAGTGAAATTCTGCTAATCGTTAAGAACTTATGCGACTTCGTTGGATATCTAGCAAAGCGTTTCAGAGAAGCGTGGGATGAAGCCGGACTAGGAACAAAGATCATTCAGAATTTATGGGATGCTGCAAATAATTTACTTCATTCTGTTGAAGACATTAGTGAACAGTTGAGTAATTTTGCTTTCTACCTTGATTTCAAGCCTGCATTGAAGAGTGTTTATAGTTTATCAAAGGCTTTTAAAGAACTTTCAGACATTGTAGGAAAATATCTAAGTGATGCTTTCAAGAATGTACTGTTGCCATTAGCAAAATGGGGCATTGAAAAAGTTATTCCCGCAGGAGTTAGTGCTTTAGCAGATGCCTTAAAGGGAGTTAGTGCGGCTCTTAAGAATTTAAGACCGTTTATCACTTTCCTAGAAAAATTAACTGTTGCCCTAGGAAAATTAGTAGGGAACACTATTTTGGTTGGCATCAGTGCATTAGGAAAAGCATTGAAGGCTATCGGTCAGTCAAAAACATTATTAGCAGCATTAACCACTACTGTAGCAACGCTTATCGCTTCTATGAAGTGGGGCAAGGTAATCAATGACTTGAACGATGTAAACAGTACCGTAAGCAAGTTGAAGGTAGTATTTGAACTCTTCAAAGAAGAAGGAGTCTCTGCACTCGGTCTTTTGGTACAGGATTTTATTAAGTCACATAAGGCACTCGATACATTAGTCACTGGCTTCAAAGGATTAAATGATGCTAACGGTATACTTAGTGGAGTTAGTACCGCCGTTACTGCGTTAGGCACTAAACTCGGCGTATTAACCGTAACAGAAGGTGGAGCAACAGCTGCAACAGGTTTATTGGGTAGTGCATTTGCGTTCCTTGCGGCCAATCCATTAGTGGCTGTCGCTGGTGCTATAACTATCGCAGTCGCTGCATTAGCGATATTTACGAGCAGAGTTAAGGATAATTCTGATGCACAGGAAAGAGCGTTATCATCAGCCAAGAGACTTTCTGATGGCTTGAAGGAACAAGCGCAAGAGTGGAAAAAAGCCAATGCAGAAGCAAAAAAGAATGCAGAAGCAGGTCAGCAAAATGCTCTTGTTGCACAGGACTACGCTAGCAGATTATATGGTATCGTAGATGCGAATGGCAAAATCACAGGCACTGTAAAACAGGCGCAATTCTTTGTTAATGAACTCAACAACCGATTAGGAACGAATATCGAAATTCACGACGGTGTTATTTCTAACTGGGATGAAGAAAAACAAAAAATCAATGAAAACATTGAAGCACTTAAGCGAAAAGCAGTTATCGAAGCGTACAGTGAAAAATTCATTGAAGCAGAAAAAGAAAGAATCAAAGCCCAAGAACAGTTAACTGAAGCAACTAGTAAGTACAATAAATCAAAAGAAAAAGAAGAAGAACTCCTCGGAAAACTCCAAAAAGCGTGGGAGAGTGGGCAGGAGCCAAGTGCTTCTTTAACTGAGGAATATCGAAAGCAGCTAGAAATAACCGAAAAGTACGGTAAAGCTGTAGGCAGTGCTAAAGACAAAGTCACAAGCATCACAGATGGCTTGAACGAATACAACGCTGCAATACAGTCTGCTGATGGAACTGTTGAAAGTTCTACTGCATTTATTGTCGAACAATATGGAGTGTTAGCGAAAGATGGCACATATACGTACAGTTCTTTAGCGAACGGCCTCAATGACCTTAACGCCAAGTGCGATGAAAACGGAAAAGTATGGCAGACCTTAAGTAAGACAGAACAGGAAGCAAGCAAACAGGCGAGAGTTCAGTTGCTTAGCGACTTGGCTCAGAAAGCATTCGGTCAAGGCAAGACTTACGAGCAGATGCTTTCTACTGCAAAAGCAAAAGGTGCTGAATTAACACAAGCCGATAAGGCTGAGTTAAAGAAGCAGTATGACAACCTTAAGAAGCAGTCAGAAGATATCAAGGCGGTTAAGAAGGAACAGCACAATTCCTTACTTGCTATGCTTGATAAGTATGGAATTGACAAAAAGAGCAAAGACGGAAAACGTTATGTAAGCGAATTAAAAGACGCACAAAAGAACGGTACAGAGCAAGGTCAACAGTATATTGATAAGTTAGCCAAGAAGATCAGTAAAGACAGTTCAAAAGTCAGCAACGAAGTTGATAAGACTAGTAAAAGCAGTAAAAAGCAGTTTGAATCTCACCAAGCGGAATTTAAAGTTGAAACAACATCAGCATCTAGTATTCTCGCTACATTTTTGAAAACGATTCCTAGTTCTAAGTCTATGAAATTAGACCTTAAAACAGATAAAAAGAGATTTAAAATTGGTGATTTCGGATTTGACATCGGCTTATTCTCTTATGCTACAGGCGGTTTCCCGGACACAGGTCAGATGTTCATTGCTCGAGAAGCCGGACCGGAATTAGTAGGTCGTATCGGACGTAGAACTGCTGTTGCGAATAACGATCAGATTGTACAGGGTATCGCAAGTGCCGTAAGAAGTGCGATGGTTGGCGTAAATAATCCTAACGGTGGTGGTACTACAAGAATCACAGTACAGAACGTTCTAAACGGCAAAGCGATCGGTGAGTCTGTCATCGAATACCACAATGGCAAGGTCAAGCAGACAGGACATAGCCCACTACTATTCTAAAAGGAGGGAGACAACATGGATTATATTTTAGTTATAAACGGCTATGGATGTTTCCCTAGCAAATACGAAGTACAGCTAAGTGATGTTGACAGGGAGGACGGAAGCGGAAGAAATCAAAACGGAGATATGCTACGAGATAGAGCGGGGGTTAAGAAAAAAGTCATCTTGACCTTTGCTGCTATTCCGCAGTCAAAGGCGGAACGCCTGTTGCAAGCCGTCAAGGATGAATTCGTTACTGTCACATACCTAGATCCGGAACTTGGAAAACGAACAATGACAGCTTATGTCGGCGACAGAAACTGTCAGATATTCAAATATGATAGGGCAAGTCAAGAATGGATATGGGATAGTATAACATTCAACCTTATCGAGAAATAGTCAGAAGGAGGGGCAATGATGATTAACACAAGCATACAATATCAAGATGTTATAGTTGGACCTTCTAGAAACATTAAAGCAAGAGTGAAATTCAACGGAGATACTTTATTGGAAGATGATAAAGTTATTTCTGTTTCACTGAATGAGATAGCGAATTCTGATGAAAAAGTCACAATTGGTGAACTCAACAGTGCGAAGGCAGTCGTGGAGTTCGAAATGCCCAATGATACAATCCCTTTAAAAAACGGAATATTCAGCATTCAAAGTGGGCTGCTTGTGAATGGTGAATATGAGTTTGTTGATAAAGGAACATTTTATATAGATGAGATAGAAAGCAGCATGGGCAGTAAGATTGTTACTGTCAGCGGCTACGATAGCATCTATAGAATGAATGCAGAATACGAGCCAGGCATTAAATATCCAGCGTTATTAGAAGAAGCAATACAAGACATATGCAGACAGTGCAATATCACATCTGCAATTGACAATATCCCAAGCATTACATTAGATGGCTACCAGGAAAACATTACATGCAAAACATTTATGGGCTACTGCTTAGGACTCATGGGATTGAATGGGCGCATGAATGAAAGCAACAAACTGATTGGCTACTGGTTTGAAGACAGTGGCTTTAAAGTTAAATGGGATAATCAGTTTCAGAGTGGATTCAAGTTAACATCCGACAATGATGTGAAGATCACAAGCGTGTCCTGCAATGGATTGATTAGTGGTAACGGCTATGGCATATCATTTGAGAATCCGTATATGACACAAGAAATTCTTGATGGAATATACAAGAAAGTGAATGGCTTTACTTATAGTCCATCAACTGTTGAATGGAGAGGGAATCCGTCGTTACAGATAAGTGACATCATCAAAGTAGAAGATAACAACGGTATATTTCACAATGTTATTTTAAGCGAACACACAATCAATCTGACGGGTATGAAGGACAGTATCACTTGCAAAGGTTCCAACGGTGAAATTGTGATGAGTGCATCAAACTCGCCTACGCAGCTGGTTGTAAAGCGATTGTACAACACACTCACAAATGCACTTAAGACAAACAGTGAGAACATTCTAGGGCATAATGGTGGGTACTACAGAGTTGACTTCAACGAAGAAGGGCAGCCTAGTGGCTGGTCTATCATGAATACGCCGACACTACGTGATGATACCAAGATGTGGAAATTCTCTAGTGGTGGTCTTGGCTACAGTGTTGATGGTGGCAAAACATTCACAAAGATTGCATTTGACCTGGAAGGGAATTTCAGTGCGAACGTTATCACGACTGGCGTTATAACCGGAGAGATGTTCGAACTTAACCTTGATAACGGTGTTATCAAGATAGGTGAAAGAGACGATAAGGGGGAAATAAGTAACCCTAGCCTGTACGTGAACGAAAAAGGCGAAGTGAAAATTAGAGCGTTTGAAAGAGTTGAGAATAAGGCTGATGAAGCGCTTAAAGAAGCACAGGGCTCTGTTAAGAAATTCGTATGCGAATATGCTAGTTCATCAGATGGTGTTACACCTCCCGAAACAGGGTGGTCAGAGACTGCGCCAACATGGCATGCCGGAATATATATCTGGCAGAGAACGGCTACGACAATCAACAACACTGTCACACACAGTACTCCAGTATGTATTACAGGAGCGAAGGGCGAGGATTCTATATTGTTGTGTATAGAATCATCAAATGGTACGACATTCAAGAACAGTGATGTGGCAACTATATTCACAGTAAGCATCTATGTAGGTGGAGTAGTGATTGATAACTCCTCAAAGTTAAGAGAGATGTTCGGTGATAGTGCATATTTACAATGGCTTATCAAGAGACATGGAGAAACCCAGTTCAGTAAGATACCATTAGATGATTCAAGACTGAATGATAATGGATTCATGTTCACAATTTCAGCAAAAGATATTAAATTCAAAGCAGTTTTCAACTGCGAATTAAACGTATAGGAGGGAAAATATGGGAATTAAGGCAGTCAGCCAAGTTGATGTGATCGACTTAACTGATGGATATTCGGTGGTATTGACGAATGATAACTATACATTCTTAGGTACTACTAATTCAGTGAATGGAACACAGACAACTACTACACAGGTAATGGCATTGTGTGGTAGTGAACAGGTATCGTGCACTGTAGGGAACATTACATGCCCTACTGGTATTTCAGCAGTATCTGATGGAAAATCTTTACAACCAACAATCACAATTACGGCTACATCGGCACTGACTAAGAGTGGAACAATTACTATTCCAATTGTTGTCGATGGGGATATCACAATCAATAAGACGTTCAGTTACTCAATCGCATTCAAAGGGCAGACAGGTCAGAACGGTACAAGTGTTACTGTTAGTTCAACATCAGTGACATACCAAGTAGGCACAAGCGGTACCAATAAGCCAACAGGGGAATGGAGTGCTACTGTTCCAAACGTACCTAATGGTCAGTTCCTTTGGACTAAGACAGTAGTTAAGTATTCTGACGGAAAATCGACAGAAGCATACTCAGTCTCTTATAAGGGTACGAACGGCTCAAATGGTTCAAACGGCACAAGTGTTACCGTAAGTTCAACTTCCGTCACTTATCAGACTAGTGCAAGCGGTACTACTCCTCCAACAGGAACTTGGAGCCCAACAGTTCCTAATGTGGCAAATGGTCAGTATCTATGGACAAAAACAGTTGTTAAGTATTCGGATGGTAAGTCTACTGAATCATATTCCGTGTCTTACAAGGGTACAAATGGTACAAACGGGAAGGATGGCTTAGATGCTATCACAATGGCAATCACTTCAAGCGGTGGAACAATCTTCAAGAATACCGCTATTGCTACAACTTTAACTGCTCATATCTACAAGGGTGGAGTTGAAGTAAGTGGGTCTGCTTTAGCATCATTAGGAACCATTAAGTGGTATAAGGACGGTGGAACTACCGCGGTAGCGACAGGCTCTACATATACAATCAGCGCTGGTGATGTTTCAAATAAGGCTACATTCAGCGCTCAGTTAGAAGGTTGATAAAATGATTAAGGCATCAGCGAGCACAACTCTTGTGCAAGTAAATGATGGTGAAGACGGGCAGGGCATCCGCTCAATCACACCAGAGTATTATCTATCTGATTCTTCAACACAAATGCCCGATGAAAAAAGTAATGGATGGAAAAGTGTTCCCGATGACTATATCGATAATCATTATTATTGGGTTAGGTCAAAGATATTATGGGATGATGGAACTTATACAACAACTACACCGACACTTGCAAATGACTTGAAATCAATCATTGATGACTATGATAACAGAATCAACAATATGAACAGTCAGCTGCAGCAGGCAACCAAGGATGCTTCTTCATCCATAGAACAGACTAAGACATCCATTTTGCAGACTGTATCAGAGAATTATTATAGTGCTTCAGATGGCACAAACCTCGCTTCTACTGTATCTACTATTCAGCAGACAACAGAGAGTATTCAGATGGATTTTGTCAAGAAAGAAGACTTTAGTTCTCTTTCTGATACGGTATCAAGCAATCAGACTCAGTTGAACACTTATATCAGATTCAACGCAGAAGGCATTGAGATTGGTAAACAGGATTCGGAGTTCAAGACAAGACAGACAAATAGCAAATATTCGATACTTCAGAACAATGATGAAGTAGCATACTTTGCTAATAACCGAATGTATAACTCAAACATCGAAGTTTCTAGTTCTTTAAGGATTGGAAACTTCGGATTCATTGTTAACGGCGATGGATCACTGACTTTTAAGAAAGTAGGTGACGACTAATGGCAACATCTTCATCATGTTCTGCTTCTTTCGCAAGTGGAAACGGCAATGTCACAATGACAATGACACGAACAAGTGTCAATGTGGATGGCAACTATGATTTGTGGACTGCTAAATTAACTATGTACTATAAGTGGAATATCAATTCCAGTGCTACAAAATACGGCTCTATGTGGGCTAATGGTGTCCTTATCTGGTCGGGTGGTGTAAGTGTCGGCACAAGTGGTGGAACGAAGACTCTTGCGACAGTCACAAACATCAAGATTCCTCATGACAATAACGGTGGCAAGCATTTTGATTTCTCTTTCTCGCAGGAATTGAAGGTCACTCTTTCGGGCCACTATGTAGGTAGTGTATCTGCTTCTGGTGGCATCGACTGCGATGTTATACCTAGAGCAACCAAGCCATACTGCTCTCCAGCATCCGTATATTTCGGTAATAGTGTCACAATCAAGACACCTAGAGCGTCCTCTGATTTTGGACATGTAATCTCGTACAGCTATTATGATACGAATGTACAGATTGCTGATAATCAGTGGAATGATGAATTCAAGTGGACAGTTCCTGTTTCGCTCATTGATAAGATGACTAATTCATCTCAGTCTTATCTTACGTTCAAGGTAGATACATATAACCGTGCTGGTAAATACATAGGCACAAACTACTGTCGATTAGATTTATTGATGCCATCGGGATATGAGCCTACTATCACAGGAATCACATACACAAATGATGATACTGCTATCGCGAATAGATTTGGAGCAACAACGATTATTCAAGGCATTTCAAAAGTCAAATGTAATGTATCAGCAACGGCGAAGAATGGTGCTTCAATTACTTACTATTACAATGAGGTTGATGGACAGATTGCTCAAGGACCTAATACATGGTTCATTACTCAACCGTTTAAGTCCTCTGACACAG